GGCCGATCAATCCGCTTGGTGTCAATAACAATCTCTTTTTCAACAATTCACCAATGCAGTCGATTGGTGCTGAGAGTACGGCACTCTCTTCGCCTCCTATTGACTCGTTTGTAGACCGGTTTTCTCAAATTGGTGCCCCTACCGAGGGAGTTACTCCCGAAGTCGTAGGGGAGCGCCCTTATAGCTCGTTGTCGTCGTCTGACTTACTGTTCGATAAAGATGCGTTCAAATGGCAAGACACTGGTGCGAAAGTCGAGGGGGAGTCTTCACAATCTCTTATGGAAGGCAAGCCGTTGCGGATGCTTGATGTCCGCAGCTCTGCCATCCCACAGCAGCTCTCATCCACGCCTTCCCCTACCGGAGTTTCCGCATACGCCCCACAAGGGCTGAGCGCACAAGCTTCCCCAGCGTCACTCCTGTCCACCCAGCCTTCCCCGAGTGGAACCGTGTCCAACGCTATTAACAACGCGGTTGCTAATTATGGACAGGGTCGCATCACGCCAGAGATGGCGATGCGGACGGCGCACATTGAGAGCAGCGGCAACCCTAATGCTAACCCGACAGGGACGTACAAAGGGCTGTTCCAGTTAAGCGACTCCAACTTCAATAAGTTGGGTGGTGGAAACATCTTCAACGCTCAAGACAACGCCAACGCTGGCGTGAAGTCGCTGGTGAACACTAACATCCAGCTTGAGCGGGCCTTGGGTAGACTGCCTACACCAAGTGAAACCTACCTAGGCCATCAGCAGGGCGTCGGTGGCGCTACGGCTCACCTGACGAACCTCGATAAACCGGCGTGGCAGAATATGTACAGCACCGCCGAGGGTCAGGCTAAAGGCGTCGGCTGGTCCAAGACGGCGATCTGGGGGAACATCCCAGATAACCTGAAGTCCTACTTTGGCTCTGTCGATAACGTGACGAGCCGCGATCTGTTCAACATCTATGATGCCAAGATACGAGGCATCCCACTCAATTTACGCCCGATGTCCTTGTCAGAAGCGTTTGGCTACCGGCGATAATTAGAGGAGCTAAGTTCACCAAGTGGATGATCCACTTAAAACCGATTTTCGCAAATTCGTTTATCTCGTTTGGAAACACATTGGTCTACCCGATCCAACCCCGCTTCAATACGATATAGCGAACTTTCTCCAAAAGGGTCCTCCCAAAATATGCATTCAGGCTTTCAGAGGCGTAGGCAAGTCGTTCATCACGTCGGCCTACGCGCTCTGGGAGCTATACAAGGACCCACAGAAGAAGATTCTGGTAGTGTCGGCCTCCAAGAACAGGGCCGACGCCTTCACTACCTTCACCATGCGGCTGATCCAAGAGATGCCAATCTTGGCTCACCTCAAGCCTAAAGAGGAGCAACGCAACTCCCGCATTGAGTTCGACGTAGGTCCAGCCCGTGCTGACCAGTCCCCATCCGTGAAGAGCGTGGGTATCACGGGTCAGATCACGGGTACTCGTGCCGACATCATTATCGCCGACGACGTGGAGGTGCTTAACAACGCCGCCACCGCCGATATGCGAACCAAGTTGGTCGAGCGTATCCGTGAGTTTACCGCCGTTCTCAAGCCGCTGGAGGATGCCCGCATCATCTACCTCGGTACACCACAGACCGAAGACTCCATCTACCTGAAGCTCCCGGAAACCTTTGTCACCCGTGTTTGGCCTGCGCTCATCCCTAATAAAGACGAGTCAGACCGGTATGGCGATCTGCTGGCCCCGTATGTCCGCAGCCTAAAATCGCCAGACGGGACGACCACCGATCCACAGAGGTTCTCCGATCTGGACCTGACCCAACGCAAGGCTGAATACGGTCGAGCCGGGTTTGCCCTCCAGTTCATGCTGAACACACAGCTCAGCGACGAGGACCGCTATCCGCTCAAGGTGAAAGACCTTGTGATCATGGAGCTGGACCCAGAGAAGGCCCCGCTTAAGGTCAATTGGCTCCCGGATTACAAACGGGAGCTACGGGAGTTACCTAATCTCGCAATGGCGGGAGATCGGTTCTACGCGGCTGCCTCGGTGAGCGAGGATTTCAAAGAGTACACCGGCACAGTCATGTCCATCGATCCTTCGGGCCGTGGCAAGGACGAGACCGGGTACGCCGTGGTCAAGATGCTCAACGGCCAGCTCTTCGTAACGCGAGCCGGTGGCCTGCCCGGTGGGTACGACACCCCCACCTTGCAGCAGCTCGCCGTCATCGCCAAGGAAGAGAAGGTCAATCATATCGTCATCGAAGCCAACTTCGGCGACGGCATGTACCAAGCTTTATTCGAACCGGTGCTCAACCGAGTTCACGCCTGCGCTATCGAGGAGGTTAAACACTCCACACAGAAGGAGCGCAGGATCATCGACACTTTGGAGCCGGTTGTATCCCGGCACAAACTGATTGTCGCCAAGAGGGTCATCGAGGATGACTTCAGAACAACCCAGTCCTACGAAGCGGATAATCGGTTTACCAAGTCGCTCATCTATCAACTGACCCGTGTCACCTACGACCGAGGGGCGCTAACCCACGACGACCGTCTGGACGCCCTCGCCATCGCTGTGGGGTACTGGGTTGAAAACATGGCTCAAGATCAAGATCGAGGGATCGCTCGGGAACGAGCTGAGAACCTGAATAAAGAGCTTGAGCGCTTCATGGAACACGCGATAGGCCGCAGGCCGTCGCCTACCAAGTGGAACGCTATTCATGGAAGGTAAATACGTTTGGGGCTGGCATATGTCCCTCGATCTGGCTGACTGCGATAAAACCAAGATCACAGACGGTAAACACATCGCTGACTTCTCTAAGGCTCTGGTAAAAGCCATCGACATGAAGGCCTACGGGGAGCCAGAGGTGGTTCACTTTGCTGCACACGATCCAAGCAAGGCTGGCTATACGTTGACCCAGCTCATCGAGACCTCGAACATCTGTGCTCACTTCGTTGACGCGACCGGCGAGGTCTACCTCGATGTCTTCTCGTGTAAGCCCTTTGACCCCGACGTGGTCGTCCGGGTGGCCCAGCATTGGTTCAACCCCGGTGACGGGGTGGTGAACATGCGGGAACGGGGTGCGCCTGTGGTGGTAAAGTTGCAC